ATGAATAAACTAATTAAAAAGATTGCAGGATATATTATTCCTTATAATATTTATTTATTTTTAAGTAAAAACAAATATCTGATAAAAAAAATATTATTTTCACAAAAAAATACTGAAAATGAAAAAGAATCTGGTTTATCAAAGATAGAAAAAACTATTGGAAAATGTTGGGATAATCAAGTCTATACAAAAAAAATCGCATGGTGGCAAAGTGATTTTGCAAAAAGACATATAAATATGTTGGTAAATAATATAGATTCCCCCGTTTTTTCTGCGGGTTTACATCAATTATTGTTATCTCGATTAAATGGTAGGCGTTTAAGATATGGGGTATCTGTTGGTTGTTGTAAATAATCATAAGTAATGACAATATCAAAATAGTTATTAAGATCAGCTAAGTCTTTATGTGGTATAGACTTACATAAGTTAAGAACATTTTTATCAAGTATATATAATAGTCATAAAAAAGGTATTATATCCTCTTTAAAAGGCTCTTTTATATCATTTTTTATCCCAAAACCGTTACCATTAAAACTTGACATTTATCACTTAAAAAAGTATATTTAATATAACCCCTTCTTGGTGAAACTGCGGGCTTTAGGTCGGCACACGCCATTCAGGGGTTATTTTTTTATTGTTTTTATCTGATCACCCCAAATTAGATAAATAGTGTCCACATATTTAATTGTATGTTGACTTGTTTTAAACCAATTTTTTATTATGGATATAGATTCATTAAGAGTATGATTTTCTGTAGGAAGAGTCATACAAACAACAGAAGCTCTTTGAATATCGGCCTCGATTAATCGTGTTCTTATCTTTTTGAATGAATCAAGGTTTTTAAACTCTCCGAGCCTTCCATCGATAATAGCATCATAATTTTTAAAAGCTCTATTTTCTGGAGTAAAAAATACAGTATGACCATTTTCTTCTAAAATCTTTGCGGCCATTATTTCATGTGGTTTTGGAGTTGCCATATCTGCTTTTTTGACCAAGTAATTAGTCCCTTCCAGTTTTTCAACACCTGTTCCCCTTACAAGATTTATTGAGAAATTAAATAATCCGTTTTCTCTGGCAAATACTTCCACGTCATTAAAGATCCCATATTGTACCGCACGCTTCGCCATCCCATCTGTCATCATCCACCAGCTTTCTTTATCCAGCATATTTCCTCCGAATCCCTCCATCGGCGCAAACTCTTTTCTGAGGCTTTTCATCGAAGGATTTTCAACAGTCGTTCCATGCCCGATCTCGCTTTTATAAACGGCCTGTAAGCCCGTCCTACAATTAAAATGATAAGGTGGAAATCCGAAAGTTTCCCAGAACGGATGATCGGACGCCATAGTAAGAGAGTGTTTCCCGTCTCGCATAAGCCCACGGCAAATATCAGACGTGCGGTCATCGTCAACAATAAGAAGCCGCCAAGCCGGAGGCGGGTTATCTTTGAACTGCATGAGTTTACCGGCGGTATATGCCGTCTGCGTATTTGTACGGTAAACATTTTCCCAATAACCGGGAGTAAAATTTGATGCGCCGTCTTCCGCAGCGATGGCTTTAATATCTTTCCAAGTCGAAGCATAACCTTCGCCTTTTTCCATAGCGGTAATAAGCCGTCCTCTTGCGGCTTCGATATAATCAAGCTGTGTAAGTCGGGCAACAGTGAACGCCCTAAAACGCAATTTTGGCTCAAGGGTGTTCCATTCCTTCTTTGTAATGGGAATTTTGCTTTTCATAAACGAAATGGCTTCCTCAAAAGGCAGTGGCGGTACTTCTTCATCTGCCGCAACCAATTTGCGCAAAGCGTGATCCATTCCAAGCAGTAAAGCGGTAGTGATAAGTATTTGTGTTTCCCGTACAAAATCAGGATCGATATCCGGCAGATACGGCTCATCAAGTTGATCTTTTGTCGGAGGAGTGTCTGTCTTGGAAAGGCTGTTTAAATAATTTGTGAGAGTGTTGCCAATTCGCTTGCTTATCCGTTTTTGTGCGGCGTTGGCAAGTCCGTCCAGTTCGGCAAGTCGCGAATGTTCCAGTGTTACAAAATCCGTATCAGCGGCAGGGCTTTTTTTTTACCGTCAGCAGATTGATTTGAATCCGACAGGGCAAGACTCGTGGGAGTTTCTTTTATAAAAGTGTCCTCCTCATCGCGTGGGCGCGGTAAACCGTAACGGTCGTACAAGGCATCACGAGAAACGGCGATGCCGTGTTCTATCGCCTTCATAACCTGATCAAAACTGGCTTTACGCTCGGTGTCCACCTCGGCAAGCGGCGGGACCACATTAGTATAGCCGTTAAGTTCCACCGCCCAATTAATAATTTTCTGTATAAGCGCCTGCCCTTCAATAGCTATGCCTTTGGCGTCTTCGTAAAACAGGTCTGCTTGTACTTCGCCAAGGGCGAGACTGCCGCCTTCAGTTTTGCTGGTCGCGATGGTTTGCCCCGTAAGACCGTAGCTGATTTGCGTATCGCAAGCGTCTACGAGCGCGGCGAAACCTATGAGATCGCCCGACATGCCGATATCCGTGATTGAATCCACGTTTCCAACCGCAGCGGCGGAACCGGAGGTAATTGCCAGTAATTGTTCCGCTATTAGTTTTGCCGTCTCGCGAATTTTATTTTCATCCCCATCGCCTTTAAAAAGAGCCAAGATAGATTTAACTGAAAATTTTTCGGTTGCCTGTAGCCAGAATTCATAACCGGCTTTTTTAAACATATACGCCCAGTACACGCACTGTAAAACGCTCGTGCCATAAGGATTCTCGTCATCGGGATCATGGTGATATTCCAGCCATTTGTACTGCTGATCCAGAGGTTTATGTTCGCCGAGCTTGTTAAGGTAGAGTTTCCACGCATGATCAAAAACAAATCGTTCCGGTTTGCGGGTGATGATATTATCGGGTATGTAAAGACCGTCCTCAAGACGCCAGACCAACTCGGAAACCGAAAAGCCATAATCGAGACCGGAGTATACCCGTTTGAGTTTTTGGTAGATTTTGCCCCAGAGTTCAAAGCCCTTTACAATGGCAAAAACATTATCAGGACAGCCTTTAGGTTGGGTGATGTTTATAGGAAAATTGAGCGCGGCCGTTTTGAGTTTATTGAGCAAGGACTTAATGCGCGGATCCTTACGCATCTGCCGGTAGGTGTCATACGACGAAAGCGTGCCGGGAACAACGTCATCGGGGTTCGGCATATAGTTGAGAAAACTCCCCAACGTATTGTCGGTGATGATCTGCGTGGTTAATGTTTTTGTGTCAGGTTTTTTCATAATGTTTTATTGCCTCCTTTATTCGTTTGCAAGCGATATCGAAATACTCCGGTTTCATTTCAGAGCCGATATATTTTCTTCCAGTGTTAATACACGCCACGCCGAAACTGCCAGAACCCATAAACGGATCGTAAATAATATCGTTAGGGTCTGAAATTAAATTGATTAATCGTTCGGCAAGACGAACAGGTTTCTCTGTGGGATGAACGCTACCATAATGACACGGGAAAATCGGCATAATAGTTTTTTCCCTCATTCCATCTTTAATAAAACGCATAGTTCCAGCGGCGGGGTCTCTACACGAAAGTCCATTGGTGGTTGTTATATTATGTCTGCGAAGACCTGATACATTTTTTATGATTCCATTTTGTAAAAATTCACAAATACTATTTAATCCCGCATCGTTGTTGATTGCGCTTTTTATTCGTTTTATGTCATTGATTATACCGTCAATGTCATATTTTTTTTGCTCAAGATAAGGGACTTTGTTTTTTCTAATTTTTCCTGTTTTTTTTGTATGCAGGGATATAGTTTCGTGTACTCTTGACACAGATATAGCAGGGGCAGCCGGAAATCGCTTATCCCAAACAATTTCTTCTTTGAATATAAAACCTAAATCGGCAAGGCGCGTGTTCCAGCGATAAAAAGAAGTACCGCGTCCGAACAATGCAATAAAACCGCTATCTGGCAAGAGCCGTTTTGCATTTTCAAAAAATAATTGTTCATCGAATTTTTTATCAAAGTTATGTTTTTTTAAGTAGAGATACGGAGGGTCAGTAAGAATGTGGTCAATCTGCTCAACGCCGCCAATGGTTTCTTCCATTGAACCGAGGTAAAGCGTGGCAGAGCCGATTTTTTCAACTCGCATTATTACCCCTCATGGATTTGCCTTAAAAAATGCGTTTGCAAAACCGGGCGGAGTAATGGCTCGTAAAGCCGCTCGGTCAAGTTTTAAATGTTTGTATTCCGGCGGACACTTGGGAATACTAAAATCTCTGGAGTTAGTTCTATTGTTGCCTGGATTTCTGATCATCATATCCGCAGGCCTTATCTTTATTAGCGAAGTAGGATTATTAAAATAGCCCCAGATGTCCGTTTTCTTTACTATTTTTTCTCCGAATTGCCATTGCTCAAATGTAAAACACGGTCTGCCAAGAAATTGACGTAAATAACCTGTAGGATTTTCAAGAGCCCAAAATTTCAAAGTGCCTTGTAGTCTGCATTGCCAGATGATTTCCATAATGCGTTGTACTATTTCCATGCCAACAGAAAAATCTCTTTTTCTATGGCAGCCGTTTTTTGCCAGAGAAAATTCAGTGCATGGCGGAGCGGCTAATATACCGTAAACATTTTCAGGCGGTTCATACGTCCGCACGTCGTATTCAGGAAGCGTAATCAGGCGTACATCGTACCTTGCTTTTTTGTACGGTTTCGACCAAGAGCCGGTTCCGCCGCACAAATCAAGAATTATTTTTTTGGGCATAACTTACCATCTCCTTACCATGTTAATTATTTTCCGCGCCGCCGTGTTGGCCGTGACTTTTACCTGCTCCACTACCGGCGTCCCGCTGCCGGAAGGTATCACTTTGATCGCGTAATAAAGACCGTCTAATTGGTCATCAAATTTCCATTTTGGAAAATTACATAATTCGTCTTTCATATCATCAGCGCCTTTGGCGGGAAAACGGATTATTCCATTTTCAATAAGCGAAGAAAGAAATCGAGCTTTTGCGTCTTTTGATAATGAGTTGGTAAGTTTTTTGATGGGCAAATAAACAAATTCCTCTGCGCCAAGTTTTTGAATATAGTTTGCGTAAATCCCTGAGAATACAACGTCTTCCCAGCCGATTAGCTCGTAGTTGTATAAGCGGTATGTGATCAAAAGCTGTCTGACGGTTGCTGTCTCACTGCATACCTTAGCCCAAGGCGGTAAAACATAAATAATGCCGGATTTTTTATGAATGGCAATGGGAATTTCCGCTGTGCGGTCGTGCTTGCCGGTTGCCGGATCAACTCCGCAGAAATAACGCAATTCATTAGCCGGAGGAAGCTCAAAATATTCGTGAGTTTTAATCCATGTTTTTTGTATGATGCGCTGCTCGTCGGAAAGCGGTTCGTTATTCCATTCGGTAGAGAAATTGTCAAAGCCAAGAGACGACTGTTTTTCCTCAAGCGCCTCGGCTGACCAATATTCAGGCCAAAGCGGAGTGCCGTCAGGCCGATAACATGACAAGCGGACGGCGATCCACCGCTTAAGCGATCCGGCTTCGAGTTCATTTAAAAGACGTGATATAGGATCATCGGAATGAAAGATTGTGTTTACCCAAATAATAAACGCTCCTTTTCCAAGATTAAAAACCACTCTCTTGAGCCAGCGAGAAATTTTATCACGCTGTGAAGGAGACTCTACAGCATCATCTTTTAGTAAGTCGTCAGGGATAATCAAATCAGGCCGGTACTGGCGAAATCTCGTACCACGCATGGAAGCCCCGGAACCTTTTGCCTGTATACAAGTTCCATTGGAAAGTTCAAGGCGGTCATCACGCCAAACATTACCTTTCAAATCCCCAAAATCTTCGAGAAGCTGTTCATTTTCTTCAATCTCAATTTTGATATTGATAAGATTTTCTCTCGCGGCATCCCCGGAAGCGCCAATGAGTAACACATAACGCCGTTTCTTTGTTAAAACGCTCCAAAGCGCATAGGCAAAAGACCAGCGTACTGTTTTTCCATGTTCGCGCGGTTCTATAAACATCGCTCCGGCAAGGTTTTCGGTAGGCTTTAAAAGGCTATGATAACGTTCGTTAATGAACGGTTTAAGGCGGTTAGAAGTGCTTTCTGAAAGTGAGTGGGTATCCGCTACGTCATACAATATCTGTTGATATTCCGCGGGATCAGTGTGAAAATAATCAGTCAGGTAGAACCTGCAAAAAAAACCGAAATCTTTTTTTGCCCGTTCTATGCGCTTTTTCTTTTCTTTAACCTTATCTACGGAAGATCGGTCATCGCCTACCAGTTCGGAAATAATATCGCCCATTACGCTACCTTCGCGTTGTCAACTATTTTGCAAAGCCTCTCCAGCAGATCGGGATCGTGTTTAATGGCGTTTTGCAGTTCGGTTTTTATTTTTTCCTTCGCTTTGTCCAGAGCTTTAATAGCTTGGGTGCGGAATTGCGAAAGTTTTGCCTGTGCCATTGTAAGTTTTGCGGTTGCGTGAATCATTTCGGCAGGGTCTTCAAAGTTGATGCTTTCAATGTTCCGTAATTCTTTCGCAATAAGCTGTGAGAGATACATCAACATCGCTTCGGATTGTTCCGTGCCGGGATTGTCTTTAAATATATCCGCCATTTGTTTGGATATTTCCAAACTCTTGCGGACATCGGCGATTTCATCTTCATATTTGCGGACTGCGTGCCGTACCGCTTCACGGCTCACGGTTAGTTTCAAGCCGTTTTGTTTAAGATAATCGTTGACCTTTTCTGTCACATAGACGATTGTATTTTTACCGCCGTCCCAGTGCGAAGCGATAATTTCTTTTAAGCCGTGCTGATCCGCTTTGCTTTTCTGTCCCATGATTACCCCCTCTGTATGAGGATACCGGGATCGGGATTTATGTTACCTTCCAAAAGGTCAATGCCTTTTGGAGTGAGCTTGAACCATTTTATTGTTTCATGGCTTATAAGAGCGTGCGGCTGTTCTTTTTTGACAATATATTCTTTGTCTACAAGATATTCCAGCGAGGCGGAAATATCCTCTGGCTTATGATACTGAAAAAGAATGCTCAAGATAGTTACAAAATCGATCCCGTCAGGATAGATTTTCCGCAATAGGTCTAAGAGTTTACCGCGTAGGATGTTATCTTTCATTTTTTCCCCTGATTAAACAGCTGCATGATATTTTGAGTAAATGCCATAAACTGATTTGATATTTGATCCGAAAGGCGGTTTATTTCGCTCTTCCAGCCCGACAACTCCCGGAAGAAAAAATCGTTTTTTACATAATCTTTTTCGACAATTGAGAGCCGGTCTCCAAAAGCGTTCAAAGATTTATTTATATACTCGCGCAGTTCAGCCGCGCTTTTATCGTTCTTTTCTGAATGGGCATCTATTTTTTTAATAAGAAAAATTACAACATAAATAAGCACGGAGGAGATCGCCGTCGGTCCCCACGACTGTATAACATGAAAAAAAGCCGACCACTCCACGATTACCTCACAAACAGGCTGTGCAGCAAAATACCGGCGGCAAACGAAGCCGCGGACACAGGCCAGAAAAATTTGTTTTTTAAGCGTTCTTTCTCAAGTTCCCCTTTCAAGGCGGTTTCCCTTATCCTTAACGCAGCGAGTTCCGGCGCGTATTGCAGCATGGCGGCTTTGTAGCCTTCGGCGTACGCCTCGTGGACGGCGGTGTCAATTTCCGCTTCCGCCGCTTCCATCAGTTCCAGAACCAGCGATCCCGGATAAAATTGTTCCGGCTCGATCCCGTAAGCGTTGTTTTGCGCCCTCGGCGATTCCGTCTGCGTTTGCGCGTAATTGATCTGCGTTAGGAGCGGCAGAAACAAGATCGCCAGCAGGAGTATTTTCAATCTCATGTTTCACCTCCTCAGGTGTTTTAATATCCGCAGGCGCGGTCTTTCTTACGAATAGTCCCCGAAAGAACCATCCGGAAAGAAAGACCAACGCCGCGCCGATGCCGGCAAGGGCAATTTTTAGTTTTTTCACTTTGCCGTTTCATCGGGGCCGAGAGCGGTCGTTATCTTTTTCAAAATCGCCTCATAAGCGAAAGTTGAAATTGCGAAAATCACCGCCCACCAAAACCAAATCTGGTTTGGTTCCGGAAAAAATTTACCATAGCCCAACAGGTACGATACGCCGCCGGACAAGACGACGGGTATCCATACCCTGTAGCCTTTAAGCCGGTTTTTTATATCCAGCTTTTTGATGAGTTCCGTGAAAACGATCGTCAAGACGATGGCGACCGCTACGAACACCGGTAAAATATTTGTCATATATCCTCCTTCCGGGACGAACCCGGTTAATTGACTGTTTAGATTTGGTAGTGCGGCCAATCGGGCGGGTTCCAGTCGGCCCCGCACGTTAGTCCGGCTTTTTTTCCGCAATCCCTAATGGTTTCAAAAGTTTTGCGGTAATGCGCCAAATCCCAAGTGGGGTTCCCCCTCCCGTCCGCGGGAAGCACGTCCATTGCGAGACCGTCGATGTGCTTGCTTTTAAGCGTCCATGTGATAACGTAGTTATCCCTCTCGCTACGCAGAAGGTATAATCCCGCGGCCGAACGTTTTTTATTCACTTCATCAAGTGGTTCTCTGCCCTGCGCGTAATACGCTTCCTGTACCGCGACAGTGCGTCTTGCCTCAAATACGACATACCTGTCTTCTCCCAGTTCGGTATCCAGTAAGTTTAAAAACTCCCTGAAAACAGGCTGTGCCGCTGATGAAAGCGATTCCAGTTTTTTGACGCTTTGTTCGGTCATTATTTGCCCCCCAATGATAAATAGTTTAGTTAAGAGGGGCTTATGTTACTCTAAATGGGATAAAGGCAAGATTTTTCCTTTGTTAACCGCTCGCGAATAAATATCCTTACTGTTTTTTTACATACGCCGAACCGTTTCCCTATTTCGACATTATTTTTACCTTCGTGAAGCATTTCCTGTATTTCTTTTTCATGCCCCGTTAATCTCACGTTAACGGCTTTCCCCGGCTTGCGACCTAATTTTATTCCGTTTAACTTACAGCGGGCTAATGCTTCTTTTGTGCGGCGCGAAATCATATCCCTCTCAATTTCTGCGGCAAGTGAAAACGCAAACGCCAAAACTTTTGATTGGATATTGTCGCCTAACTCGTAGTTGTCTTTTACGGTTATTACTTTAATTCCATTTTTCATAAAGAATTCTAGTATCCTCATAACCATATACATTGACCTGCCCAACCTTGATAATTCGCTCGCTATTATCAAATCACCGTCTTTTAATTTTTCCATAAGTTTTCCCAATTTTCTTTTTTCCGGTTCTTTAGTTCCTGATACGACGTGATCAATTATGTATTCATCAATTTTTAAGCCCATTCTGTTAGCTTTTTCATCAACACCCATTTTTTGGTTGTTTTCATCTTGTTGATCTGTGCTTACTCTTAAATAGCCGTATGTCATACAAACAACTCCTTTTTTATACAGAAAACAATTTCATCTGTCCTACAGGTTTGAGTTTTTGGAGCAGAACGTCAGAAGGTCGCTTCTGGCGATGCACCAGTTGTCCTCGTCGTCTTTCCATGCCGGAAGTTTTCCCTTGTGGATCAAGCGGTATACGGTCAGGTATGCAACCGAAAAGAAGTCCGCAATCTCCTGGATAGATAAAATAGCCGGAAGGTTTTCTATCTTTTCTTTCAGGGAATCGTTTAGCATATTCATTCACCGCTTCCGGCACCAGCCGCCATGCTTTGCCGATTTTGATTGACGCTATTTCTCCCATTGTCAGGAGATAGTACACTTGATGAAGTTCCAGCTGCAGAATGCGCGCCGCTTTTTTTACCGTTAGTAGCATACGTTTCCACCTTGTCGGGATTAAACCCGGCTTTCCAGCAGATGTCGCGCAGTGCGAGTATGAGCGCCGACGCGGCATGTCTGGATAAAAAAGAAAGGCAATCGACTTTGCCGATGCGTTTCACCATGCGCCGCAGACTCTTTTCGTCTTTTACGCGGCTTGACAATGACCAAAGCCCTTTGATGTAATACTCCTGTTTGCGGCTTATCATTCCGGGAGTGTTGGATACAGTGTTTCTGTGTTTGTTTACCCTGTGACCAGAAGGCAGAAAACCAAGCCGCATAAACGCGCCCATTACTGTGTTGAACTGTAAATCCGTTTCGATATCCTTCGCGCTTAAAACACCGGCGCCGGAAAGAATGGCGCGGTACGCTTCGTCATCAAGTCCGAGTTGTTTTTTTGCGAGATGAATTATTGCAAGCCATTTTTTGTTTGGCATGGATAAGCTCCTTTTCTTTTTTAACAACAAATAAATGTTTCTGGAATTAATAGTCCAAACACATCAGATATTTCTTTTTGTAACGCTTTTGATGTCCAGCCGCACAGTATTTTCTCCGCCATAAAATATCGTATCTTTTTAGGAATTTTGTTAAAGTCTTTTCCAATAAACAACTTTGTTTTCTTCATATTTCCTCTCCTTTTAAAACGTCCCGGACGGGACATCCAGCGCCGTCCGGGTTTGCACTTATAACGCCGCTACATCAAGCGGTATCATTTGGTACTCGCCGTTCTTGTCGCGCTCGTAAACTCGCAGATACTGTTTTGTTCCCGTTATCTGCAAACTTTCAGTGATGGCGGTCATGGCTTTTTGCCATTCGAGGTCTTGTATGTCCAGCCGCCGCAACCCGAGAACGCGGGCCGTGGATATTTTTCCGGCCTTGTCAACCTGAAAGGCATCGTTAACCAGCAGGCGAATTTCGGGTCTCGATCCCTTGCTCCATTTGTCCAGGCATTTGCCGATGAGCTCGCGCGCCACCTGGAGGCGCTCGTCAAAGGTGACGTTGTCGTTCATGGCGATAACCAGCTTGAACCGCCCGTCATAGGATAAAAGGGAGATGTTTCCTTTTTTGCCGCCCCATTTTACCCCGTACCCCGCGGCCGATTTTTCAACGAAGGAATAAATCTCATCGCGGACCTTAGCTTTAAAATCAACTAACACGCTTTTCATCTTCATCGCCTCGTTTGCGATGTTGGTGACGGCCTGGTGCCGCAGAATGTCAATTTCTTTGATCAGTTTTGTTGGGACCTGCCGCCCCTGGCTGTCGGTCATAAATTCCTCTTTTTCTTTTTTCATTTTTTCCCTCCAATTGTTTCTTGTGGATTAGCTAAAAGATATTTAACAATATCCAATGCCTTTTTGGGTTTGCCACCTTCTAAAAAAGTTTTTACCAATTCTAGGCGCCTTTTTATTTCACGGAAAACGTCATCGGGCATAAGTGCACGCATTGATAATTCAAAAAGCCCCATGTCGGATAATTTACCTTCCCTTATGTGTTCCAAGCTTTTGTGAATTTGCATCGTGTACGGCAGTTCTTCTTTTGCTTTTTTTCTTGTACTTTTCACCCCGCGCCCCCTTCGCCGCTTGAAACGGCGTTTTCGGCGGGCGCGATAAAAAGCACGTCACGCAGAACCTGCCGCAGTTTTTTCGCCTCCAGCACGATTTGCTGGCATTTTTTTGGTGCGTCCTCGCTCGGGTAGGCGAATATGCCTTCATCGGCCAGATTTTCAATCGCCTGTATTCTGGCCTCAATCTTCGCATAACCGTCTTTCGCCAATTCCATCTTAAACGTTACTTCCGACATGACTGCGCCTCCTCCTGTTCCAACGCGGCGAGATAATCCTCAATCGCCGCCTGCGTTTTTTGCGACATGGCCCTGTACGCCTGCCGCAGTAGCGGGTTCCGCGGAATGTCCTCGCTGAAATTCGCGAACCGCTTGCTCGTAAGGCCCCCGTCTTGCGTGCGCCTTACCACGATTATTTCCGAAACCAGATCCCCGACGGTCCTGTAGTTTTGCAGCGACCTGTTCGCAACGGCGGGGACCGTGAACAGTTCCCCGAAGTCGAACTTCAGCTGCCCGGGGTCGCCGCCAAGGTCGATGCGGTTGTAGCCGTCCTCCCCGGCCGGCGGCGGCGGGGCGATCAGCTTGAGCGCGTCGCATAACGACAGGCCTTTGAGCGCGTCGGGGTTGTTTTCAAAATGTTTGAAAATTTTAAGCGCGAGAGTTACTTTGCGCTCTGGAAAGTCATACCTTTGGGAAATATCTTTTGTTGTAAAAGGTCGGTCGAATTGACTTAAAGCCCCGGCGAGTATGTTTCCCGCGTCGTAATAGAGTTTTGCGGTATTAACGAGCAGTTTGGTTGTCGCTTTCTCGTTCTCCTCAATTTGCGTAAACAAAGCGGTAATTTTGTTTTTGTCCCTTATGCCGAGGAATGTTTTCCATGATATTTTTAGCGTAGTGTTTTTTTGATTCCGTTTTACCGTCTGCTTTCTCCGTTTCGCCTTCATTCCCTGCCCTTTCGCGCTTCCCGGATTATGCCCGGGAAGATATTTTTCTCTTTGGGCTTCTGCCCTGGCTTTATTGCCGAATTTGTCACTCATGCCGCTTGCCCTCCCCTTCGCATAATGAGCGCCGCCGCCGATTCAACGATGTCAACGTCCGGCTCCGCCACGTCGTTAATCGCCATGGTCTGCTGCATACGCTCGATGATTTTCGTGAACTGCCGCACGTCGGATTTTGACACGTTGTAAATCGCGTCCACTATTTTTTTGTCGATCTTCGGCCAGACCGATTCGGCTATCAGCTTGGCGTCAACGCGCGAAAGCCCGGACAGGTGGAGGCAGACCCCGATTCTGCTCGCCAGCTGGCGGTGGTCGTTCCGCAGGTTTTCTATCTGGTATTTGAGGCGGGGCAGGCCGATCAAGACGAGGCCCGACTGCCCGAGATCGTACACCAGCCTCCGCGTGAACTCGAGGGCGTCGGCCCTCAGATAATCCGCCTCGTCCAGTATGACGACCATGTCGCGTTCGAAAAGCATGTCCGAGACGTTCTTCACGAGCGTGTTAAACGCCACCTTCATGATGTCGAGCGACAGCTGGCGCGCTATTTCATGTACCAACATCCTGCGGTTCATGCCCGACACGACGTGGATGAGCACGGTCGATTTTTCGTTGTATTTCGCGTACCACGCCGCGGCGGTGCTCTTGCCCGACCCCGCGTCGGCGACGATGAGCGCGATGTCCTTTTCTGCGTGGGCGATTTGTATCGCGTTGGTTATCCTGCGCAAATCGTCGGTTTCCACTATAGGAACCCGCTTGCGCTCGCGCCCCTTCACCTGCCGCGCTATCCACTGGAGGACGGCGCCCTCAAGCTTCTGCACGTCGCCTTTGTACTCGTCCTTGAGGTACGCGCTCAATACCGACGGCGAGTAGTTCATCTCGCGCGCCGCCTGCGCCTGCGACAGCCCGTATTTCTCCAGGGCTTCGACAAGGCGTTCTTTAATTCCCAAATTCATTTTGGACCTCCCATATGCAAAATTTGTTCCGGACGCGCGTCCAGAACGGACACGTATTTGTTTTTGTTCGCCGGGACGGTCTCGGCCCCGGCTGCCATCGGAAGCGCCGAGGGCTCCTCCGTCTCGCCCAGTAGCGATTCGAGCGACGGGAGCGAATCATCGTAGGCGCGGATCGCGGTCTCGATCATTATTCTCTGTTCCGCCGCCAACGCCACTTCGCTGGTCCCCCTCTCAGCCAGTTCGACCAGCGTGCGCTTAGCGCTTTCAACGCGCTTTATCGCCCCTTTTAGGTTCTCCCCCTCGCGGAAATAGTCGCCGACGGCGGTGCAGACGAACGAGCCGTCGAGAGCGTACACGGGCATTTCGTTATCTGTAATAATTTTGTTGCGTATGACGACGTCGCGCCCCGCGTATTTAGTAAGCGCGTCGTGGTAGTAATGCACCCCGTGGTGTTTGATTCCGTTGCGGCCGCATTTGCGCACCTCGCTGCGGTAAAGCGCCTGCTGCAGTTCCTCTTTTGAAACATGGCGCATAACATCGGGCAGGTTCTCCGCGAAAACGCGGCTCCGCGTTTTTCCGTCCATGCCCTTGCCCCGGCTCGCGAACGTGTCGTTGATGTATTCGATCATGGAGCAGGCGGCCCGTACGAAGTATTCCCAGGTCGGGATGTCCTCTCGCTTCGCCATGCCGTCTATGGAGCGCCACATCAGGACGGCGTCGTCCGGCTTAGTGGCCGTGTCCGAACCGACGTACGAGCCGATGTCCTTGGCGAGATACTCCCCCAAAAGCCTGTAGTATCTCTCCTGCCTCCCCTTTGATTTCGCGGAATAGGTTTTAGTGAAACGCACGTCAGTCCCCAAGGCCGGAAGAACGCCCTGGAAGAAAACCTCAACGTCCTCCTCGATCCCTTCGGGCGTGAACTGCCTCGCGGTCGTTTTGTAGCCGTTCAGGAGCTTCGAGCGGTAGTCGCGCCCGTTGTCGAATAACGCCGCCTTCGGCACGCCGTAGCGTATGCAGCACATGTAGTACGCCGCGATGATGGACAGGCTAGACGGCTTCACCGTCGGGAAGAAACCGACTATTTTGCCGCTGCGGTAATCCTGGAACGTCGTTATCCACGGGCGGATCAGTTTGCCGCGGTAAAGCACGACGCAGTCGAGGACGTGGTGGTCGGACACCACGAGGTCGAGCGACATGTACCTGTCCACGTTCTGTTCCACGTATGGCAGGTACAGATCGTCGAACCGCTTTTTCCCGAGACGGAAGAAGTCGCGCTCCGCGGGCGGTATGCTTCGCAGGAACCGCGCCGCGGTCTGGTAAGTACATAGTGAATGGGGGTAGGTCTTGAGCATGTTCCTCCACGCGTGCGCCATCGCCGGGCGCGTGTTACTGAGCCAGAACTTTTTTAACAGCGCGCGTTCCAACGAACTCAGCGTGACCCCCGCGCCGCTCTTCTTTATCCCGTAACGCGGCGCGAGCGCGGCCAGCGCCCGCGTCCCCGATCCCCCGGCCTCCTTCTGCTCCCGGAGCCACCGGTACAGCGTCCGCGCCGACAAACCGCCTAACGCCTTCCGCAGATGCGCCCCGGACTGCCCGGCGTTGTACGCCTCCGCGAATTCGGTAGGGTTCAGCCCGCTCCGGTGGTACTCGTAGATCAGGGCGCTTCGGTTCTGCGCCGCCTCGCGGGCCCTGTCGGTCAGCTGCGACAGTCCGCCTTCGCCCGTAACGCCGGGCGCTTCGGGAGTCTCCCTTTCCGCCAGCGCGAGCCGCACCCCCGCCGGAAGGCGGTTCTCCAGGAAAACGAGGCCGCCTTTTCGCATAACGCACGGCCAGCCTTCCGCGCGGGCGCGCTTCATTGTTTCCTTGCGGCTCAAGAGCAGGGCGGCCGCCAGCGCCGACGTTTTAACGTAGTCCGTCATGCCGTCCCCCTTTCGCCGCGGCTTCCCTCCCGCGCATCTTTTTTATTTCGCCGGGAGAGCGTCTTGGAAACAGCCAATCCGCGTCCCCGCCGAGGAAGTCGGCTATGAGTTTCTCGGTTTTTTCCGACAGCCGCCGCCCGCTGATTATTTGAGAAACAATAGCCCGTGAGACATTAATTTTTTCAGCCAATGCGCTGATCGTCATGTCCTTTTCAGCTAACGCCACCATCACCCTCCTGCGCCGTTCGCGGTCAAGCGGGTAGGGCCTGCTCCCGAACCCGGAAAACTCCCGCAAAAATCTCATGTGTCCTCCTCCGCGCCGCCTGAGGGCGCGTATCGTCATCTGTTTTTCCGCGGGCGTTTTTCGCGCGGAAGCAGGGCTTTAAGCTTTTGTTTTGTTTCGGCCAACATCGCGTCGCGCATCTCGATTTTGCCCTCCAGCGCCGCAATGTGGCGGTTCAGGGAATCGATCAGGGCCGCGTCGGATTCTATTCGTTTGAGCAGTTTGGCCTCGTCCGATCTGTACGACCTGATAATCGCGGCGCCCAACTGCCGGGCCTCGCTCTTTTTCCGAACAGCCTCTTCCATTTCCCGGAATGCGGGAAACAGCCGCAGGAACATGAGCGTAAGATTTAGTTTTCTCATAACGATACCCTCTCGGCAACATCCTTGACCGCCGCCGCCGGGCTGTCGCACTCTATCGACGCGCGCCTTTTTAGAAAGCCGCCCCGGTATATGGAAACCGTCTTTTCCCCGAGCTCGCTAATTTCGCAGTAAAATTCGATTTCCAGCCCCGCCTCCCTGAAGCTTTGCTCAAGTAACCTAAGCGGCCTGTCGTAGTTTTCGCGTCCGTTAAACGCGTCCCGCGCTTCGTCGTTCGCGTATTTCATTCCCCGACCCCCATGCAGATTTCCGCCCAGCGGTCCAAATCCTCCGCCCCGATGGGGCCCGACTCCTCCAATAACTGCCGGCTGATGTCGCCGGCGTTATACAGTTTCGCGAACATGGTCACCGCCATGTTCCGCATCATGTACAGCTGGACGATGTCCATGCGGACTACCGCCCTCTTGCGAATTTCCTCAATCTCCGCCATAATTAAAACTCCTTTGGGATTACGCAATATTTTCAGGTAAACGCGTATCCTTTCTTGTTTGGCCGCCCCATACGGGGCGGTTTTTTGTCGTTTAAAAATTCAGGCTCTTTTTCCTTGGCTACCGCATAAATACCTCCTCCCAGCCAAAGGCTAGATTATAAAAGCCCTCCTTCTGTGGTATGATTAATCACCACAAAAACACAGCCACAAAAGGAGGGCTAAAATGCACGAGACGGACGCGATGCAATTTATTGAACCGGTGTTGCTTGGATTTTTAAGCAGGCAGTTTGGTTTCAAAGAAGGCGAAGAGCCTTGCAGGTATGAACCCCACCTAAAAAAAATCCGCGAGTTTATAAGGGATAAAGAACCGCATTGGGTGAAAGAAAAATCGCTCTATATCATTAACGATATTGAATATGCGGAAATTTCTATCCAAACAGGGCAGTATGCTCCTACTTCACCAGAAGCTTTATTAAATACAATAATTGGCAGGGTTAAAGAAAAACTTGAAGGTTTGATTAATCTTTATCAGCTGGAACAGGTCAGGGGAAAGATGAGCGTTTTTGTTCCTTTGCCTACGTTTCCCAAGTAGTGTTTTTTGCCGTACAGATCAAAGTTTTGTCTTGGTCGTATACTTCAAGAAATTCTCCTTCTGCCTTTACCAGCACAATTTCACCAACGAAAGGTAATAGACTAACATCGTGGTACCACATATCCTTGAATATAATTCCGCTACGTGTTACTTTTCGCTCTTCTAACATTTTTATGCCTCCTTACTGCTAAATTTTTGCCGGTCTTTCCCGGCTGCCAGCGCGATTCGGTCTTCTCGCGCGTTGGCGTCTCGATATAGTACGCCGCCCTGCCTGCCCTGCTTCCCGGATAGGCCTTGCAGACATTGTCCTATCTAGCGGTATCCCGAAAGGGATGGAGCCGGCGGGAGTTGAACCCGCAGGACGGCGAAAAAACCTGGAGGGTAAAAAACGCCGTCCGGCCAATGGCGGCCCCTAGTCCGGAGTTTCCACCGGCTCAAGCCCGTAATCGTGGATTTAGGGCGCATGGGTTACGGTTCCCGCGCTCTGGGTCGGACGCAGAGGTCGGCGCGCATCCGCGCCGTTGCCCCCGCTCCCCGCTGTCAAATAACGTTTATCGCGCCTCCGAAAACTCGACATTTTGCCGGTTTCGTGCGATACTCAAGGTGGTAACGAACTGTTACCACATATTGCATACCGTGCAATTTGTGGTAACGAACTGTTACCATGTTTTACCCTATGGTCAAATTGTGGTAACAAATTGTTACCACAATAGTATTATATATTACCTATCGGTAAAATTGTCAAGCAAAATTTAATTATTTTTTAAAAATATTTTACCTATAGGTAAAATAAGTCGATAAAAGGTGTAAATGAGTATAGGTGAAAGATTAAAAAAGGCTAGGCAATCTCTTGGATTAAAGCAAACAGAAATAGCCAAAGTTTTAGGGTTTAAATCAAATTTTCTTAGTAGAATTGAAAGTGGGACTAAAAACCCCCCAAAAGAGCTTATAGAATTGTTTTCTTTACGCTATAAAATAAATGCAAATTGGATTCTTACAGGTGAAGGGGATATGGTTATTGAAAATACAGATACTATAAATACTACTCCCATCGTCAAAGAGATGAAGAATTTAATTAATGAAGTAACATCGCCAAAATTTTCAGATATAGAATCACGACTAACCAAAATTGAAAACTTGCTCAAACGAGAAAAAAATATATATGCAAACAGTCCTGAAAATGAATACCCGCGTGCGGCAGACACTTCTCCCGCATACAGCGTAGATGAATGTGGGGATAAATAAACTAAATACATTAAAGGAGTTATCAATGTTGAGTGAATCATTTGATTTAAAAAAAGCAGAACAGAGGCAAAAACTTCTACATAACTATGTTGCACTCTCAGATAAGATGGAGGAAGCATATAGAAAAGGAGACTTTAAAACCGCAAAAAATGTAGGGCTGGATATCTTGAAAGACGCTGACGCGTTAAGAGAGGATGGCACTTTTGAAAATATTTTTGATCCTTCCGCTAATAAGCGTGTAGCCGATTATGCTATTTTAATGTTTCTTGAGGAAAAACTGGATACACTTGAGAAAGATCTTTTAAGGTTACTTTTCGCCAATAATGTAATGGATATAAATTATGTAAAAGGGTTTTTAAATAATACTTTTTCTTTTGAAAAAATTGAATATGCCGTAGAAACCTTTAATTTTTTAAACGAAATAGGCGTTTTATCCAAAGAAGAAGCTGATTCATTAATAAATAATGCTCGCGAAAATGAAGGGGAAGTTGTTTTACCGGATCCAATAGCAGATGCGGCACTGGAGGCTCTCAAACAAGACTTGTTGAATTTTCTCGCAAAGAACCAGCCTATGCCCCAAAAAGATTTTGTCGCGGCTTGGCGTACTACTAAACCTTTTTCGCGCATAGGTGACACCAACGGTGTTGTTTACTATTTGGATGATATTTTTCGTAACCTTGTTAATGAAGGGAAGATCAGACGAGAGAAGACAGGACGTTCATTTACCTTATTTGTAAATCAGTAGGATTCTAAAAACCTAAAAAAGCCCGTAAACCGGTCGAATCGGCCCTGGGCGTATAATTTACCCATTTTCATAAACCGATTGATTGTAGGGCCAATAGACCGTTAAAAAAACGTTAAAATAAAATGCCCTTTGATGCCGAATTTTTAATATTGGGTTGTCTGATGGGGATTTGAGTGGTAGAATGACGGAAGGGGGAATGTAATGTCCAGATTTGAAGACGCTGAGTACCACCTTCAAAGCGCAAGGTCATCAGAAAAATGCGGTGACTACCTTGGGGCAAGGATGGGGTATTTAAAGTGCGTGGAATCCTATAAACAGGCGAGGGCGACATCGGAACTTGAACAAGCTTCGAAGGAGTACGAGTCTTTTGTTCAGAGAGACCCGATATTTAAAAAACTATTTACGGCTCTTAACGCGGGAATAAAAGAAAATCCCGGGATTCTCCAATCAGAGATTACTGGAAAATTTGAGACAATGAATTGGGGGCAGTTATACCATTATGATCGCCCAATAGTAAAAGATGACGTGTATTACGCCCTCTATTTCGCTGACAAATTTGGATACATCACCCGAAAAAAGAAAGGGCGTTCTTACGAATTGTTTTCAAACGGCGGTTAGAATGGGCAGAAAAAGAGATCAGGGAGATATAACCAACAGAATTTGTCTTTCTGTAACTGTTTATATTTTTATGCTCTTTTTTTCTGCACTTGCCGATATATTTCTTGGTTGGGCAGGTCCATTTATTGTAGTTATCCCTTTTTGTGCGTGGTTAATCATTTTAACCGAGAAACGAAAAAAAGCAGGAACTTTTAATGGTAGCCTACTTTTATTTTAAAAGAGCCAGAATAAAAAATTAAATCCCCTTTAGAGAGTTGTTTTTAAAGAGGGTTGGGGAGAGGAAGATAGTAGAATTATTATTTTTAAAAATATTTGAAAAATTTAACTACTAAAGGAGAAGGAAGGTGCTTAAAAGTGAACTTGTTATTTCAGAAGAATTAAATTTATTAAATAGCCATTTTAAACATTATAGCATACGGTTTCTTGGCCGTGTTTTCTCAGATGATATGTGTCCTGACACAGGGTGTTATAAAGAAGAGCGAATCAAGATGTTAGCTCTGATTGCCACTAATCATTGCGCGGAAGCAAGGAGCCAGCTTATTCCTCAAATGATTAGCGACCGTGATTTGTTAGCTAAAGTTAGAGATATTATTTGGAGCAAAAAATGGGATTTTGATATCGTAGTGCTTGCTGACTCATTGAACCAGATCGGAAAATTAAAAGAAATAATAGAAAATTGTTGTGCTAGCGATCAATTAACAAAAGAAATGCTTAATGAATATTACGAGGAATCTCTTGTTATGCTGATTTATTTTAATATTTTTAGGTCATATATTACAACAACAAAAAATATATATGATAAATTTCAACCCGATAATATTGTATGCAACCTAAGATTCAGCCACATATTAGGGGTATCGTTCTCGATCAGTCAATATAAAAATATAATGGTTTTTATTGAAACGGTTTTTTCTAATTTTTTTACGGACTACATGGATATTATTACGGTAGAATTTGATACCGGTTCGCCAAAGCTGGACTGTTCAATAAAAATAAATTCTGAGAAAAAGGTAAAATGGGATTTATCAAAGTCCGTTACCGATTTTTTTAATTATCTTTTAAAAGGTGATAAAGCTGGTTCTATACGGGCTTTTAAAAAGATGAGCAACTTATTGAATCGAGATCAAAAAAGAGAAATTGCGTTTCTTAACTCCTTTAAAAAAGGGTTAAGCCAAGAGGAATATGAAAAACGTCTTATTTCCATCTTTGACTCCTATAGTGAATTACGCAAAAATAATATTGAGATAGCGATAGATTCTTCTCGTAATAATCAAAAAGAAATAGAGGAAATTATAACTAATAAATTACTAGAAAGTATACAGCCTTTATCAATTGAAAATAAGACCCCGCCTTTATTAACAGATAATACTTAAATAGTGTATATATACAACTCATAAATTTTCAATTTTAAAGTAATTCCCCTTTATCCCATTTAGAGTAATTGTTTCCCCATGCCCTTACCCTTAAAGGCATGAAAACAAGAAAAAGAGAAATCGCGAAGGTCGGCATATTCGGCTCCAAGGACAATCCGCAGATTGTCAACGAAAAAGACCTGAAGGAAATCGCCGAAACGTTCGCGGAAATCAAAAAAGCCCCAATTTCGCTTAACGGCCATTGGCCCGACCCCTCATCGCCCCGGCTGGGGAACGTGATTGGCGTCGCCTATGACGAGAAGGCGCAAACCCTCACTGGCGACATCGAGGAAAAAGACATTCTCGCCAAATACGTGGACGAGGGATATTTCCCGGACGTTTCCATCGGCGCGAAACAACGCGCAAACGACGGAAAGATGTACCTGCATCATCTCGCTTACCTGGGCGAAGAACCTCCGGCCATTAAAGATTTGGTTAAAGAAATTAAAACAGACCTCGGCATAGCCGCGGGAGACGCCGCCGGCTGCCGCATCCTTCCCTCACCGTCGGAGAAACGCTTTTATCTCTCCGATGTTCCACCTGAAAACCTTTCAAACAATACAAAGGAGTCTATCCCCAAATCCGGCGCGGAGCAACCTTCGAGCCCGGAAGGCAGCCCCTGGGCCGCCGGAGGCGGGGCGGATTCCGCAAATCAAGTCAAGGAGGTCTGTACTATGACAGACGAAGAGGCGCGAAAACTGCGCGAAGAAAACGAGCGGCTTAAAAAAGAGAACGATCAAAATGTTCTTGCCCTTTGCGACGCTGAAAGGCAAAAAAAGGAAGCGGACAGGAACCGACTCAAAGCCGAAATGGACGGCAAGGGCGTGCCCCAGGCCATACGCGAGAAGGCGCTCCGCCTTTGTGACGCGATGGACGGAGGGAAAACCATCGAGCTGTCCGACGCCGAGGCCCCGGAAGGGAAACGCAGGGTTTCCGCCGCCGACTGCCTCATCGAGATTGTCACCGCCTTCCCGAAACCGGTGGAGACGGGGGTAATGAACCTGAGCGACGGCGATAACGCCGAGTCCGCGGGAAAATCCACGCGGATCAATTTTAGCAACATTTAAGGGAGGGGGTTTAATGAGACTCTTAAATTTTTTGTTTACTTCAATGGTAAACGGAGTAACAACAACGGCGGAAATTAACCCGCGAACCGCCGCGGACGGAAGGCATCCGCCTTTCATCGCGTCCTTTTCGCTTCCGGCCGAGCATGTCGCGTGGCCGGAGGGGACCATCATGGCGGAGGGGGGCGAACCCGGCGCGGCGACGGCCGCCGTGTTAAGCGACGGCTCGAACATCATCGGCGTGCTGGACAGGCGCGTGGGGGCAAACGAGCAATCGGGCAACGTGATACTTCACGGGTCGGTTCCGTCCGAAATACTCAAGTGCTATGACGGCAATGAAATTCCCGTCACGGCGGTCCATATCAAGGCCCTGCGAACCAGGGGCATTTACGTGTAACGGGAGGCACGTTTTATTATGTGGGATTTTTTAAAGAAATTTTTTACGTTCGGCATGTTCGTCAGCGCGATCAACAGGCTGCCGCCGCTCCGCACCTTCGTCATGGATTTGATTTATCCGGAATCCGTGCGGTTCAACCATCCGAAGGACAAGCTGGCCCACGCCGATCTCGGCCTGCCGGAAAAAAACATTCCCCTGATAACGAGGGGATCTTCGTCTTATCCGGTACCGCTGAACAAAACGGCGCTTAAGTTAATCGATCCGGCGAACATCACGCCGTCGCTCGTTTTAACCGCGAACGAGATTAACGCGATGCGCTCACTCGGCTTGGAACAGCAGCAACAGCTGGTGGACAGGAACATCGACAAGCTTCGCAAGATCGTCCGCAAGACGACCGAAGCTATGGCGATACAGTCAATCACGGGCAAAATCGCCTACGACATCCGCAACGCCGACGGCACCATGGATACGTACGAGGTCGATTTCGGCACGCCGAAAACGGTTACCGTCGCAAAGAAATGGAACGCTTCCGGCACGAACGTCGGAGATATTACCGCGTCGGTAGGCCAAACCGTTGACAGCCTCGGCGAAACGTCGGACGGCGCGGACATCGTTTATCTTTGCGGGTACGACGTATACTCCGCGCTCGTCGCAAAATCGGGCGAACAAAAAAATAGCGATTTAATCAAAGTTTTTGATAACCATGTCCAGATAGGGACCGCCAAGTTCGTCATCTGCTCCGCGAAGTATTTCAGCTACAAGAACAAAACAACCGTGAAGGCGATTCCAGCCAAATCGGTCGTCGCCATAGCGAAGGACGACTCATTCAGCCTCGCGTACTGCGCGCTCGATTCGTTCGACGCGAATTTTGCGTCACTCGCGTTTTACGTGAGCGCGGTGAAGCAGGACGACCCGGAAGCCATGAAGCTTATCGGGCAGTCGAGACCTATGCCGATCCCGAACGTGGACGCGATCAGAATCGCACAGGTATTGGAATAATCATGGACGAGCTGGGCATCGCGGGCGTACCCGCGGGGAAACCGCAGGCCGCCGCGGCCTTCGACCCCTTTGGGGAACCTGTAACGCCGGAAGAAGTCGCGGGGCGCCTGTCGCGGAATCTCTACGCCCAGCTCGCGGACGGCTCGGACGACACCGTCCGCGACGCGATAACGAGGGCGCAAATTTACGCAGGTTCGGTTTTGCGGCGCCTTCATGTCCCGTTTAACCTTGACGACAAGGTCGTGCGCGAAGTGGTGCTCATACACACGGTGTACGAGCTGCACATCGCGCTGGGGCACGAGGAGGCCGGAAAGGAGTACCGCGTGAAGGCGAAGGACATCATCCGCGCCGCATGGGGGGATTTTCCCGAAGCGGACACCGCGCCGGAGAAAGGCGCGGCCGCCGCCGTGGCGGTACCGCCGAAACGCAAAGGGGCATGGTGATGGGCGTTATAGAGACGTTAGACGATCTTGCCAATTCCCTTAAAACGCCTTCCAAACTTAGTACGATCGGCGGCATGGCGGTGGAGATGATCCGGGGTAAGATACACTCCGGGCGGGGCTTCGCGCCCCTGTCCCCGGCGACCGAGTCGTACAGGGGATCGGGAAGGCCGTTACAGGACACCGGAGCGTTACGCGATTCAATCACGTTCAAAGTGGTTGACGATAAAACGGTCAGCGTTGGCACGAACAAACCTTACGCGGCGATACAGAATAACGGCGGGTTAATCAACGCTAAAAAGAACTGGCTTTGGATACCGGCCGCCGGAACTCGTCAATTACAACGTCGTTACGGCTACAGCCCTACAGAAGTATTGAACGGGTTAAAATCGGAAGGCTATTCCATATTCCGCATGGGGCGGACCATGTGTTACCGCGAAAAACGAAGAACACGGAACGAAGAAGGAAAGTTGGTATACAAAATACACGTTTTGTTTTACCTGAAAAAATCGGTTGAAATTCCGGCGCGTCCATTTTTTTATCTGACCGACAAGGAGATGGGCTTAATAATGAGCGAGGTTGGAAGTGCGCTTGAACAGCTTTGAGGCGTTGAACGCCTTCGCAAAACAGCTTGAGCGACACGTTTGCGGCGAAGGGTTCCACACCAAGATCGTAGTAACGCCCTCGTCGGTAAACGAAAAAGGCGTGGTCATTAAAGTAAGCCTGCTTAAAACCTTTGTCCACCCCGAACCGCCTGCGGCGCGTTCAAGCCGGACGCTGCGCTTGCGCGTGTCGGTGGAAGGGACGGCGGAAAGCATGACGGGGCTTAAACAGGCCACGGAGGCGATAGAGGCGCTTGACGATTATTTAATGTCACCTAACTTGCGTCTTGAAACGTTAAACGGATCGGGCGTCCCGAACAGCAGGATACTCCAGACGGTAAATCAGGAGGACGGCTTTATCGACAGCCCCGATTCAACGGCGGTGCAGGACGTGCAGGATGACAGAATCGTCTTAATAACAATTCCCACAGGAGGAGATTGATGGGCATTCACAAGACAAATTACAAGACCGAAAACGGGAAAACCCGCAAGGTCAAACAGGCCGCGAAAGCGGAAAAAAACGGTGCGTCGAACGGATCCGGCGCGAATGGCAAACCAAAGGAGTAAAACATGGACGGAAAAAAAGTTCTCGTCGGCGACGACAGCATGATCTTCACCGGCGATCCCGACAATGCGGAATACGAAGGCGACGGGGAAAAAACCGTCACGGCGCTTACCGGAAAACAGCCCGACGCGGACGTTAAGCGGCTGATGATAATCATCACCGCCATCGGCGCGGATTCGTTTTTCCCGGAAGGGCTCGTAAAAGGGGAATTGTTTCCGGCGTTGGGTAACGAAGTGCCCGCGCCCGGCGACAGGTTTCGGATACTCAACCTCGCCCATATAGCGGACGCGTCCAGTTGGGCTTTCTCGATCACGCAGGGCGAGATCGAAGTAACCCGCCTGAACGACAGGTTCCGCAAATACAGGCTCGGGAAAAAAGACGCGCAGGTGTCCCTGTCCTCGATTTTCACGGTCGGCGAATCGGATCAGCCCGGCGGCATAATAAACCGCAACATGAAGCTCGTAATACAGAAAAAAGACGGCACTTACGTCGTCAGCGACGAGGCGAACCGCGCGCTGTACATGTTCGGCTTCGTCAACAAGGCCGCGCTGCCGGAAGAGTCGGACGATTTCGTGTTCTGCAAAATCTATCTGTATAACGCGAAGCTCGGCGGCCAGTCGGGAAGCGCCCAGTCCTACGACGCTTCGGGACGGCTCACGGACATGGATCCCGTGTTTTATTCGCTGGAAGCGCAGGAGTAAGGGGAAAAATATATGCGTCTTGAAATATCCAAAGAAGGGGTATTCATCCCCGAATTTAACGGCAATAAAAAACTGCCCGCTACGGATCAGATAACGGTACGGTATAAAATCCCGACGGTCGCGATAAAAAACCGCTGCCGTAGCAACCCGGAGGCCAAGGCCGTATCATCATCGGATGGAAAAATCGAACACATGGAGATCGTTTTAAAAAAGGACAGCGTAAACACTTTGACCGAAATGCTCGTGTCGATATCCGGTTGTTCGTACGGCGACGGCAATGGAACCGACAAACAAATTATCAGCGCGAACGATTTAATTAACGCGCCGATACATTTTGAACCCCTGCTGAAGGAGATCGTCGCCGAATTCGACGGCGTTCTTGACAAAAAGGCGATAGAAGAAAAAAACTGAGAATCGCTTACCGGGTCTGGCGCGCCGGTAAGCACAAGGCGAGGCTGCTTCCGGGGCGCAACCCGCTCTGGAACACCCGCGTAAAGGACGGGTACGGCGATGACGTGTTCATTCCGGTACGGGACGCCGCGTCGTATATCACCGGGGAGTTTTGCGCCGCATGGGAGGTGTTCTGCCTGAGCGAGAACATGGGCTGCCTGCCGTTTGCCGGCGGATGGGCGGAACAGCCGGAATGGATAACGCGCGCGATTTCAACGCTTAAAGTCGAGCGCTTTAACGCGGATAAGGAAGAGAGCGAAATAGAAAAGCAGGAACAAAAGGACGCTAAAAAGTATGGGAAACGAAAATAAAACGCTGGAACTGCAAATAAGAATCGCCGCTGAAGACGCCGCAAGAGTGTTGTCGTCGCTCAAAGGCGAGATACAAACCCTCGCGTCCGAAGCGAATAAGTTCGCGGGAACGGACGGGGCGGCCCTAAAAAAATCATTCAAGGACGCTGAAGCCGCGGCCAAAGAATCGGCTTCGAGCATAGGCGAGATTAAAAAGACGATAATGAGCCTCGCCGAGGTCGTCGCCGCGACAAAGGCGCTGGGGGTCATCAAAGACATGGGCGCCTTCGCGCTTCAAACCGCCGATAATTTCCAAACCATGAAAAACCAGTTCGGCATATTATTAGGCGATATGCAAGCCGGCGCCGGGCTCTTCAACGAGATCAAGGCGTTCAACGACAAAACCCCGTTTGACATGGGCACGCTCACCCAGGCGACAAACGTGCTTATCTCCGCGAAAGTTCCGCTTCAGGACCTGCAGGCGCAATTAACCAAGTTCGGCGATCTTTCCCAGGGCAATTCCCAGAAAATGACGAGCTACGTCAACGCGTTCAGCCAGGCGGCGGCCAAAGGCAAAGCCGACATGCAGGTTCTCAACGCGTATTTACACCAGGGCGTGCCGATACTTGACGAGCTCGCGAAAAATTTTCACGTAACGACCGCGGAGATTGCGGAAATGTCCGGACAGGGGCAAATCAGCTTTAAGGATTTTTCCAAAGCCCTCGACGATCTCACCGCCTCGGGCGGACAGTATTTCGGCGGCATGGAACTTGCCTCGAAGAGCCTAGCCGCTATGCAGGAGGGCTTGAGGGAGGCGGTAAACTCCCTGGCCGCGTCATTCGGGGACATGCTTCTGCCGGCGGCCACCGGCGTAACCGGAACGTTAACCGATCTTGCGAACGCCGTTAATGAAAGCCCGATATTAAAGGGCCTGTTGACGGGCGCGTTAGTCGCGATTACGGGATATTTGGGGGCGATGGCCGTCAAGGTGGCGATAGCCTTCGCCGCCCAGATGAAATTGAATTTAGCCGTAGGGGCGCTGAATCCCGCGGTGCTGGCGGCGACAGTCGCGGTGGCGGCGATGGCCGCCGGGTACGCGGTCTACGCGTCAAAAGCCCAGGCCGCCGCAAAAGAATCAGAGGAGTTTAATATGGCGTTAAGAAAAAAATCCGACGCCTTAATCGACGCGGCGGCCGCCGTCCGGGAATACGCGAACGCGTTCGCCGGCATGAGCGGCGAAGACGTCGCCAGAAAGATGAGGAACGCGGCGCTGATCGTAAATGCTCTAAACCGAGATATACAGGAAAAACAGCAAGAGTTAGATCGGATAAGGGATCGCTACCGCAAAGAGGGTCGGGATTTTCTTATCGACAATACCGACGAACAAAAAAAACTGGAAATGTTTATAGGAAGGCAAAGGCTGGAGTTGGATGCGGCCAGGGCGAATCTGGACGCGCTCCGTCAGGGCTATGATGAATACAGAAGAGGGGTAAGCGCCGACATCGGTCCGACCGACTGGATAGAAAAAATGTTCGGAGGCACTCAGGAAGCGAAAATTATGCAAATCAACGAACAGCTCGCGACCGCCAGCAGGTACCTGTCGGGAAATAATCTAAGTGAAAGCGACAGGACAAAACTACAGGCGATCGTCCGCGGCTTGAACGAGGAACTTCAAAGGCTCCAAAACAAGGGCGAGGATATTAACCGCATGGCCGCGGAATGGAGAAAATCCTGGGCGGAACTTTGGGGTCAACATAAAGCGGATCGGGATAACGATCCTTTTTACAGAATTAACCTAGAGCAAAGGAAAAAGATTGAGGAAGCGTATAACAATTACGTGCGCGACGCGGAAGGCGAAACAATCAGACAGGTAAACGAATATTACAAAGAAGAACGGGAAAAAATAATAAGGCAGCTCGCCGACGAGGAAAGAAGAATACAGGCGGATTTGAGCAAATCAAAAATTGACAATCTGGAATATGAATATGAAAAAGCGTTAGGTGACATCAACAGGCTTGAGGCTCGGCGCGTTATCGCCGCCGCGGGTTCAGCTAAAGAAATAGAGAGAATTCGGAGACATTTTGAAGAGATGCGCGCAACTTTAGATCTTAACCTTGAGAACGACAAATTAAAGGCTACGCTTGACGAAGCCCGGGAGGCGGTCAGGGACTGGCAGCGCGAACTGTCGGACGACATCGCGCTGGCGCTCATGGGCATAAAAGGATTCAGCGGGGAGGCTTCCGTCCTCATCGGCGACATGGCCGCTCGGCTGGCGTCGATAAGTCTTGACGGACTGCTTAACGTTCTGAAGGAAATCGGTAGGGCTTTCGCCAATTCCGGGGATGCGGGCGAGGATCTTGCGCAGGCGCTGGCGGATATGGCGAAACAAATTTTAGACCAGCTTCCCATGATGTTTCTTCAGGCGGGTCTGCAGCTCATCGCGAGCGGGCAGTGGGCTCTGGGGTTAGGCCTCATCGCCGCCGCGGGTTCGACCGCGATCATTTCCGGCTACGTGGACGAAAGAAGCAATTCCGGCGGAAGCGGTTACGCCAAAGGCGGCGTGTTCGACGAATACGGACGGGCGGCGCGGGAATTCGCCGTCGGGGGCGCGTTCACGAATCAAATCGTCAGCTCCCCCACTCATTTCGCCCACGGCGGCGGACTGGGGCTCATGGGCGAGGCGGGACCGGAGGCGATAATGCCCCTGACGCGGATGCCGAACGGGGATCTCGGCGTCCAAGCCGCCGGCGGCGGCGCGAGCGTAACCGTCAATATCACCAACAATTCCGGAGCCGAGGTACGCCACGAGGAAACGGAAACCGCCGACGGCGGCAGGCAGATAGATATAGTCATCGGCGACATGGTCAACAGGCATATCGCGTCCGGGAAGGCCGACCGCGCCATGGGGCGTTACGGCATACGGGCGGGAGGGGTATAGATGGCGGATATTTATTGGCCGGAACTATTGCCGTCGGGACTGCTCGCGGAGGGCTTCGGCAAACAGCCGCAGAACAACGTAATCCGCACGTCCATGGACGCGGGGCCGAAGAAAGCGCGCCGGCGCTATACCGCCAGAACCGTCAAATATTCGGGCAAACAAATTTTTGACGAATCGGAGCTGGCGGCGTTCGAGGAATTTTACCATAACGTTATCGCCGACGGCGTACTGCGTTTTAACTTTACCGATCCGGTCTCCCAGGAAACCGCCGAATTCCGTTTTACCGAAGATTATATAGTCAGCCACGTTGGCGGTTTATACGAAGTTCTAATGTCCCTGGAGCGCCTATGAACCGCCTGTCCCATGAAGCGACGGAGGCGGTCCTCGCGCCGGAAACCGAAAAAGTATTCCTCCATCTGCTGACCATCGAGACGTCCGGGGGCGCGGTACTGCGTTTCGTCAACAACAACCAGAATATCGCGTCGCGCGGGGTAGAGTATTCCGCCGCGGGATTCAACATAATCCTTCCGGAACAGACGGACGACGCGCCGCGCCCGTGCCGTCTGGCCATCGATAACACCGATACGAAGATTTTCCAGGCTATCAAACGGGCCGCGGGGCAGGATGTGTTCGTCGCCGTCTGCGTCGTCATGGCGCATACGCCGGACGTATACGAGCGCGGGCCGCTCAGGTACCGCCTGCGCAACGTGCGCGCCAGCAAGGAAACCATCGAGGGCGAAGTGTACGACTTTTATCTTTTGGACCGAAAATTTCCGAGGGACACCTATACGCCGGAAGATTTCGAGGGGATGTTTTTCTGATGTACGAATGGGTTAAAAAATACGTGGGCATACCGTTCGCGTCGAACGGCAGAACTACGGAAGGCTGCGACTGCTACGGCCTCGCGCGTTTGGTTTTGCGTAACGAATACGGGATTGAATTGCCGGAGTTGTCGGACGATTATAGCGACGCTCTCAACGTCGCCGAAACGGCGCGGCTGTTTAAGGAGCATCTTCCGGTACTCGCCGGGGAAAAAATATCCGCGCCGCGGGAAAGGGCCGTGGCGGTCATTACCGAACACGGGATCGCCGCCCATATCGGCATAGCCGCCGGCGGCGGTTATATCCTGCATACGGGAATAAAAACCGGATCGGTCTGCCAGAGGGAGACCCATCCGGCCCTGCGCGGGCGCATAGAGGGGTATTACCGTGTCGGTTAAAGTTGTCGCGGAGCTTCATCCGATCAGACGGACCCGCGTAAAAGTAACAACCGGGGCGAAACCTATCGCCGATATAATAAAGGATTTGAACGCCGGATTCCCGCTCTCGCAGGCGCGCGTATGCCGTAACGGGGAAATCGTCAGGGATTTTTCAATGACGGCTAACGACGGCGATGTGTTATCGGTCAAATTCGTGCCGTACGGCGATAACAGGGAGGCGGGTATCGGCATGAAAATCGGCGGCTGGGCGCTGGCGATTATCGGGGGGGTGCTAGTCGCCACCGGATACGGCTCAGCGGTCGGAGCGGCGCTTATAGGCGCCGGCGTAGGTTTGCTTGCGGGCGGCACGGCGCTTCTTAACGTAAACATACCGACCCTTGAGGACCGGGAAAAACCCGAAAACGATCCTTCAATCAGGGGCGGCAAGAACCAAATGCGGCAGGGCGGCAGAATTCCCGTGTTGTTCGGCCGCCACCGCGTATATCCCGATCTCGCCGCCAATCCGCATACCCAAATCATAGACGGCAAGCAGTATTACACCCAGCTTTTTTGCGGCGGCTACAAGAACTGTGCGATTGACAGGGACAGCTTTAAACTCGGCGAAACCAGTTTGACCGATCTGTCGCAAACAAAGGATATAAACTCGATTCTCGCGGGTGCGGATCCGGTCGTCAGGCTGGAGATACTTCAGAACGGCGAAGCGTCAACCCTGTACCCGCACTGCGTCCACGAGGACGCGGTGAACGCGCCGTTGCAGAACCGGATTGACGACGCTGACGGCAACGAAATATCAGGCGAACTCATCCGCTCCACGCCCGACAACACCGATACGATTGACGTTGATATTTTCTTCTACAACGGGCTGGGCAGATATGACGACGACGGGGGTCTCGGTTCGGCCTCGGTCGAGGTCAAGGCCTCGTACAAACCTTTCGGCGCCGCAGATTCCGCTTACGCGCCCCTTGGCAGTTTTAACGGCGAAAGCGACGTCATCTCCGGATCGGAATTGAGGACGAAGCGCTGCCTGATAACGAAATCCGGACTTCCGATCGGCCAGTATACGGTTAAAATAGAGCGCGTAACGCCTGATTCGACGGACGGTAAAATCGTTGATCAGGTGTACGTCGGATCAATCAGGTCGATAAAGTCAATAGACAGGGACGGGAACGTCGTGCGCCCCGTCCGCGCGGAAATCCGGAAAGACCTGACCGTCGTCGCCCTAAGGGTGCTCGCCACAAACCGGATGAACGGGATACTCGACAGCTTCAACTATGTGGCCACTGCCAAGATGCCCGTCTATTCGGGCGGCGGCTCCGGCCCTCTTTACTGGCTTAATTCCGCCGAGACCCGCAACCCCGCCTCCGCCCTGCTGTACGCCCTGCGGGGCAGGGCCGCGCAGCAGTCCGTCGATCCCGGCGATATAGACTGGCCCTCGCTTGAGGCGTTTTATAATTGGTGCGAACAAAAGGACGAAGGCGGCGACTATAAATACTCGTGTAACGCTTATTTATCCGAATCGGTAACCATATCGGAACTCATGCGCATGATCGGAAGTACCGCCCGCGCCGACATCCTGAGGATCGATTCTAAAATTTCAGTCGTGCAGGATATCGAGCGTCCTTCCCACCTTCAGCTGTTCACCCCGAAGAATACCGTCTCCTACAGCGTCGCCATGTTCAACGCCGACATTCCCGACGCGATCGCCCTGCGGTTTACCGACGAGGACGCCGGTTACGCGCAAAACGAACTGAAAGTTTACGACACCCCCGACGGCAACCGCGTCAAGGAGCCGGATACTATCCAGAAAGCCGATTTATGGGGGGTTACAAATTCAAAACAGGCGCGCCGGATAGGGATGTACGATTACGCGTGCCTGAAAAACCGCCCGTTCGTCCATACGATCGAAGCGGACATAGAATATATGTTATGCGACAAGGGCGACTGGATACAGTACGCCGGGGATATAGCCCTCGCGGGATCGGCGCAGGGCAGGATCAGGGGCGTTATACTGGTTGACGGCGTATGCGTCGGCATTGACACGGATGAACCTATAGTTATGACGGACGGCAAACAGCACGCCGTGCGTATACGGCTGTCAAACGGAACCATAATCCTTAAAGACGTCGTATTCAGTTTGGGGAAACTCCGCGAGAAATCCGTCGCGTATTACCCGGGCGGCGGCGGCGAACTCTACGAGCCGTTTGTCGGCGATTTGCGCGCGATTGACGGGGACAACGTGTATTACGAGCCGCAGAACGTCATACTTTTTACGGAGCCGCTTGAAAGAGCCGACGCGCTTAAAGCCGGGGATGTTTACGCGTTCGGCGTCAGGGGTTATGAAGCCCTCGATTTAATTATTACGGACATTTCGCCGGGACAGAACCTTACGGCGGTTCTCACCTGCGTGGAATACAGCCCGGAGATTTTCGGCGTGGATCGGGAAGGATTCGTCCTGCCCGATTTTGTAAACAGGATCACCCCGGTCTCGGGCGCGGTGGATTCGGGGATCGTAAACCCCGACCGCTGGCGGTCCTTCGCGACTTACCACGACGGCGAGGACGAACCGGCCAGGCCTTCGGGCGACGGGCAGGGGGGCGGCTGGCATCACGTGCAAACGTTCCGCTCGGTCTGGCAGTCGGCCAAGGTCGCGGAATCGGTTGAAAGCGGGGAATGGGGACCGCCGGTAAGGATAAGGGCCGAACGCGGCAGTGACGACGTTACGCCGATTTGGCTGTCCCTTACGCCGCAGAATATTATCCTCGAAACCGACATCAGCGGCAATTTGTTCGCGAGCGCCCTGCCGCTTACCTCGCAGGCCAGGCTGTTTAAATGGAATTCTGTTCTTACGGGCGTTGCGTTTTCGCTTGTCGGCGCGCCGGACGGAGTATTCATAAATTCAAACGGCGTTATAACCGTGACCGCGAATGCGGCTGTTGGCGATACAAATAAAATAACCGTCCGCGCCGTATACCAGGGCGCGGCATATACCGCGACGCTTTTCATCGACAAAAGCAGAAACAATTCCGAGCCATACCTTGGGACAATAAATGCTTTGTCAACGTCGTCCGCCGCGGTGACAATTATAAAAGGGCGTATGACGGGGCAAGTAACCGCGCGGACGGGGGACTACGTGCTTGCCGTCGCGGCTGTCGGCGGCAGACTTGCCGGAAGCGTTTTCCAGTGGAGCGGTGTCGCGTGGGAATACCGCGCGCCGGAAAATTATTCCGATCTCTACATCCGCTGTTTTAAAGACGGACTTGACGTGCCTGTACTGGCGCAGGACATGGGCTGGTTCGGCGCGTTGTTTGCGAAACTGCTAGTGGCGCAACGGGCATTTATCGAGGAATTGTCCGCGCGGGTCATTACGTTAAAAGGGGGCGGCGTTATTCAGAGTGAGGCAACCGATGCAGCGGGGAGGCCTTTATTATTAATAAGCAGAACCGGCATTGAAGCAGTTAGCGGTGTTTTCAGGGACATAACAGTCTTAGGCAATTCATATTTCGAAGGCGACATTATATCCGGCGCGTTAATTTCCAATAATCAGGATGTACCGGCTTCACCGCCTACTACATTTTCAGCTAGTCAAACGGCAAGAGATGTTTATAATCATTTTGGCGCCGGAGCGCATGCGATACAAAGCGGATCGTTTGGTAATCAAGACGGGCTTGTAGCTTTAGCGTGTACCAAGGATAAAATATCAGTTAATACGGGCGTTGGTATGCCCGCTACCTTTGACAGATATAATGTTATTATACAAATCATCGATCAACCACCCATTACAAAAAGTTGGTATGATTATGGCAGCGGTCGCGCTACGCTGGGAGCGGCTCTTATAGTAGGCGGCGGTAGAGGCGGGAAAACTTTTATTTTGAATAATATTCCAAATAATGCTAATCTAGCAGGAGTAGGCCAGCTTTATACAGACTCAAATAATAACGTTTTGAGAATCAAAAGACCTTGATTAATTTATTTTATAAAACATGCCGGCCATTCTATAACTATTATCCCAAGAACCGTTATCAAGCAGTTTATATAAGAATAAACTACCCGCTTTTCTTAATTGCGTCTGGCCGTCAGAGGTGTATCTGTCATTTTCGGCATAGTCATAATATATTTTTCCTTTTATTCTAGGATCATCGGATATAATTTCGATACTATTACGTTGTTGGTTATCTATAGGCAATAATTTATAAGTACCCGTATATGTATCATTATAATATATCCCGGCATAACTATTATCGCTCCAATCGTTAAAGACAAACTGATTTTCTGTAAACGATATGGTTCTGCCTGAAAATGGTATATTATTCGCGCCAATAAGCACATCTTCCCACTCGTTGCCGGTAAATATATTTTCAGGTGTTGGATCGCCTCCATCGTCACAAGCAATAATAAGCATTATGCATGAAAGGATAATGACAAGCTTTTTCACGTTTTTATTATATCATTATAACATTATTGGTCAACACTTACGCGTTTATCTCTGTTAGACTGGCCGCCATCCGCCCGTGATACAATATCCCCATGCGGAAGAAATACGAGAAGACGGATTGGAAAGCCAGAAAAGGCACCAACCTCAACCGGTTTGAGAAATCACAGGAATCAAGCAAATCGGTCATTTTGGAAAACGCGCCGACCTCGGTAACCGAGCCGGGAACCTCTTTCAGCGTTGACAACATGAATAAAATAGAGCAAGGGATATGCGACGCGTACGAGACGATCGTCGAGGAAGAGCAGGCGCGGATGGACGGCGACAAAGGGACGCTGGCGACAGCGAAAAACTATACCGACGAGGTAGCGGATCAGGAAGTTGCGGACAGGAATACCGCCATCAGCGAACACGATGAAAGCGATTCTTCCCATCGGGGTATAAGGCGCAAACTCGCGGATGAAAGCCAGGAAAGACAAACGGCGGATCAAGATTTACAAAACCAGATTATCAGCGAGTCGCAGGCGAGGGTGCAGGGAAATGAAACCGCTTTAAATGCGGCCATAAGTTATGCCGATCAAAAAGCGGAGGCGTTATGCGCGACGCTTGACGGGGCGCAGGCCGTTGCCCTATCCGGCGCGTTATTAACCAGAATAATTAACGGTACTACCCCCGTAGCCAGAAACCTGTTTGATCCGTCAACGGTATTTGTCGCGGATAAAACAATAATAAGCGACATTAACGGGACTATCGGCGTATGCAGGGAGCAAGACAGCGCGACCGTAACCGTCGAAACCCTGTCGGTCTCCCCCGTATCGCCAAACGAACCTACCCTTCTAGGCAACGTAGCTACTTTCGCGAATCTGCCGCAAACGGCGCAGGACGCGGTAGAATTGGGTTGGAATACGCCCAAAATAGACGATTACGCCAGAGTGTTAAGGGACGAAACAAACGAAGACAAAACGGTCGAATGGTACATAGGGGGCATAGAAGACGGAATAATCGCATGGGCGAATCCGGTTGTTATAAACACCTCCGATTATCAGGCGCAGACGACGGCTCAGGACTCCGGAAGGGTGCTGACGGGCGGAGCGGCGGCCGGGACTTTCGGGGAATCTTTGCCGGTGGACAACGCGCCTACGGAAAACAGCAACAACCTGATAAATTCCGGCGCGTTGTACCGCCTGATGAAAGACGTGTTTTTACTGTCGCACCCGATAGGAAGCATTTACATGACGGCGGCCGCCGACGAGGACACGGCCGTTAAAGTACAGAATAAATACGGCGGGACATGGGAAGCGTGGGGAAAGGGCAGGGTTCCCGTAGGGGTAGACGGGGCGCACGTCGAATTCAACACGGTTGAAAAAACAGGCGGAGAGAAAGCGCATGTATTAACAGCTGGGGAAACGGGCGAGCATACCCATACCTATTCCGGAACTAGTGGCAGTATCAGCGCAAATCATACCCATAATTTTAACCACTACCATACTACAGAACCACATACACATGCTCTAGTATACGGCATTCACAAGACAATACAGGGAGGTAGATACGGCCACCCTTCATCCGGAGCATGGACTTTTGATGAAGTTAGTGGCGATATGGGATTAGCTCAACCTCGCACCTACTATTTAAGCGAGATGGGAGCCCCCCAAGAGACTGGTTACGCTTCATCTGATCATGCGCACAATTATTCAGGAACTACGGCAAAATCGGGTTCCGGAGCCGCCCATAATAATTTACAGCCTTATATCACCTGTTATATGTATAAAAGGACAGCTTAG